GAGTAATACCACTGTTCCCCAAAGGAACCATAGCTGTTTGTAGTGGGTTATATCTACGCATACGTAAAGTATTACCACCATTACGAGGCATATTTTTGCGCATTGCTGGGATATTATGAATCATATTTGGTACAGGTACGCTTAGCAATTTATAGCTAAAGCTCTGTTGTACTGGTGAAGGTAAAATGGATGTAGTTGTAACTGCCATTTTTGTTCCTTAGTTAAAGTTTATTAATTGACTTCAAGTAAGATGACGAGTCTTTTTACAGTCTGATGATCTGGCGAGAATCTATACGGCCATTAAGAAGGGTGAGAGTAGCGAGTTCTCGTTACGGCTGGATTTATATTAGCAAAAAGTATATTAGGGTCAACTAGAGGGAGCAGATTGATACTACCCCCTATAATTTTATAAGTTTTGACGTGCTGCAAACATCTCTTTGACTAGCTGGTCTTTTAACTCTGGCGTCAATCCATTAGCAAACGCGTTAGCATGACTCAAAGGAGACTCACTTTTTTGTGGTGCTATACTGCTTAATGACTTAGGCTTAGCTAAGTTTTGCTGTGCTTTAAGCTTGTCAGCATCGTATGAAGTATCACGATGGATATTTAATAGCTTAATCATCTTATACGCCATAGCATGGGCTTTATAAACGTCGCCTGTAGCTAAAATTGCATCGGCCACATCTGGATCTATCTCACGTAATTTTTTTTGATTTTCGTATGACACTACCTTCTCAAAGTCTGGAAAGTCGTTCTTAATACGCATCTCAGCAGTAGACATAGCTAGACGCTTAGAATCTTCTTCACGTGCTTTCTTCAGCGCTGCTAACTCTTTTTTGATACTTAAAAGATGCCTACCCTCTGCCAAGTCGTCTTCTTTAATACCAAACTCACTAAGGTCAATCTCTTCTTCTTGAGGTTTTATTGCAGCCTGTCTTTGTGCTAGTAGCTCTCTTGCTTCATCTAATTCACGCTGCAACTTATCTTTAGACTGACGCAGTAATCGCCAATTTTCGTCTTTGACGCTTTTGAGCTCTGCCTCAATAGATGACTCTACGGCACGAGCATCTGCCTGTGCCTGGATCGTTTGCTGCGGAGCTTCCTCAACAACTTCTTCTTGTACTTGCTCAACTACTTGCTCTTCAATCATTTCAATACCTTCCTGTTGCATTTTCTTGGCTGCCTCTCTGTTCATTTGATCAATTTGTGATTGTGATGCTATTGGTAAATCCATATCCTTACGCCTTTATCAATATTGAGTTATCTGCTTCATTATTTAACTGCTTTGACAGCTTTAACAAGTCGCCGTTTTGGTCGGCAAGTACATAATACAACAACCATCTTTCGTCTGGTACTATCTCACCTGCATGCCGTATAAACATTTCGCAGGTATCTTTTGATGGTAACACCCACAAAAACTGTATCTTATCGTCTTTATGTATCTTGTAGACTGTCTGGTCGTATTCTGGGGTAGGGCATGACGTACGGCATAAAAAGTAGTTACGCAAAACGTTTTCCATTAAGCGTTCTTTTTTGGTCAACACAACTACATAGTACTCGCCTGTATATTGCTGTCTGCCACGCCGCAAGCACTCATAAAAATCTTTTTCATAAGTCTTGTGTATCTCACGTTGCAACTCTATAGGATCTCTACTGTCAGGAGCTTTTTTTAACAGCTCACTGGATATTTTACCAACCGTATCTGCCATATTTACCTCATACTTTTTTCATGCTAACATTGCTTTACATTATCTCTCTTGTGGCATGATATGAGATTTGTACCCAAGTAGTTGTTTTGTTGTTTGATTATAAATGTCATGCCACTCTAAAACTTATCATTACTAAAAAATCCTGATTGCATATTATCATTACCATAAACAGCTTGTCTATAACGTTTGTCTAGCTCTTCTGCTGTAGTATGGTCATCTCTTGTTTTTGGCAAGCTAACACACAAATACCGCAATGCATCTGCCATATGTGAGTGGATATCATGCAACGGTCTGTCTTTGTACATCTGCCGTTTCGCGTCATACTCTGGACGATAGTTTTCTATAGCCCGCAAAAGAGTCTTGCACCGCTCATCTATAAATATTCTGTTAAATGTATTACGAACACAATCTATCCCGTCCATCAAACCAATATCATCTGCTATTGTAAAATTTAAACCCAGTTGACGCGCTGTCTCTAATCTTGTTATACCGCTAGAAAACTCATGCACTTTGATATCATGGGGTGCTATGTGATAGCCGTACAAATATGGACGTTGCTGCACTATTTTGACGTAATGAGTCAATGCCTCACGCTCGCAAGAATATTCGTCTATGATGTAAATTTTGTTGTTTATGGTTTGATAGAACAGTATACTCGTGCTGTCGCTATAGCCTATGTCCCAAGATGTATTAACCTTAAACGTAGGATCGTATTCAAATCGCTGTACTCTGTCTTCAACTCTGGCTTTATCTAACTGTGCTGACCAGTATGAACCACTATCTACCCCAGCAAAACTGCAATAATATTCTTGTTGTATTAAATCTGGTGTCGTTAAGCCCTCGCTTAGCTCTTTATTGATCTCGTCTAGCTTAATGTGCTTTGTTTCATCAAGAGTAAGCTTTAAAGCAAACCAGTCTTTATGGTCTCGGGCTACTTGCCACAAGTCATACAGGTGATTAGCTTTGCCTCGTGGCGTAGATACAAACAAACACCAGCCGCCGTTGTATGCCAATATAGGCTTGATTAACTGGTAACATTTGCCGCCGTCTTGGAATATAGAATACTCGGTAAACACTACAGCATAGGCGTTAGAACCTACCAAGTTATTATAGTTTAATGCTCCTATAAGCTGGATAGTAGAGCCATTTATAAAGCGTATAAGTAGCTCTTGGCTGTTCATAGAGCTTATTACTTGTGGTGGAATCAGGTCTAAAAACCTACGACCATCAGATAAAATACTGTTCCAAATGATCCGCTTGGCCATAGTATAGCTAGGCGCTATATAAAATATGTTACATGTCTTTTTCAAGGCTTGTCTGACACACAACCAGAAAGCAGCTACATCCTTACCGCTACGCCGTGGCATTATGGCAACAGCTTTGCGATAGCCTTTGTTTTCAATAGCATCAATTATTAACTCTTGATACGGCTTTAGTTTGATTGAGTCTAGCTTGATGTTCATAATACCTTTCTAAAAGCAACCACATACTGCAGCTGCTATTGCATCGCTACTGTCATACGATACAAATTTAGTTGCCGATGGGAATAAGTTTTTCACTCTGTCTTGTATTTGTTGTTTTGTAGCTTTTCCCGTGCCAGTTAGTATTTCTTTGATTTGACAGGGCGTAAAGTCTTGCACAGTCATGTTTTTTTGAGCAGCTGCCAGCAGTGCTATAGCACGTACAAAACCAAGCTTTAAAAAAGTTTGTGCGTTATGCTGCAAGAAAGAGGTTTCTATTGATAGATTAGTTATCTTATGCTTATCAATTAGCTCGATTATAGCGTTATAGATGGCTTCTAGCTTTTTATGCGTAGGGGTGCTAGCAGTCAACTTGAAGCTTACATACTCCAACAAGGATAATTTGTTAGCTTTTTTGCTGACTACTGCTAAGCCACATATTTGCAACCCTGGATCTACGCCAAGCGTAACAATCAACCTACGACCTTCAAGACAACTTTAGCAGGCATCTTGATATTGTGTTTTTCGCACAGCTTATCAAACGCTTGATGCAAAGTAAGGTTTTCTTTTTGAGCTACAAAGCTGATTACATCACCGCAAGTATGACAATCAAAGCAATAATATACATTTTTTTTGGGGTTTACTGTAAAGTCTTTTAGTTTTTGACCTGTGCGGGGATGAAACGGGCAATAACCATAATAGAACCCCTCGTCTAATTCTAATGGCATGTATGACTTTATAATGTCTTCAATTTTTAATGATTTTTTAACGTGATTATAAGATTCAGAGTTCATTACTACCTCGCTTTAGCTGTTTTCTTTGCTACCCTTTTAGGCTGTTTGACAAACTGCTTACCTTGTCTAATGCCTTCTCGTTTAGCTCTTGTTGTAGCAGCATATTCCTGAGGTGTCAATTTTTTTATAGCCGCTTTAGGTAGGTATCTTTCGCCAGTGGCTTCCGCCCCCTGCGTGCTGGGTTTGCCTGAGCGTGTACGCCATTTTTCACCTGTCCACTTGGACAACGACTTTTGTTTTTTGGTTTTACCACCAGAATAGCCGCCTCCCGCCTTCTTGTACTCCAATGCAACCAGCTGCGCCTTACGAGCCGACCATTGTCCTGGTGCACCCCCTTTATTGCTCTCCATAATACGCTTTTTAATAGACTCGCGTAATTGTGGATTAGTGTAATTAGCCATAATATCACTTCTTTGCCTTGTTACGTTTAGATATTGCCGCTGCCTTAGCCCTTGCGTCTGCTTTACTGCTAGCGCCCCATGCCCTCAAAGAGAGTAACAATCTAGTAGGATCACCATTAGGTTTAAACTCTGGTCCAGCCATATTACCCATACGAGCTAAAAAAGATGCTCTGCGTGGATTGTCACCGCTTTTTACAGGTGGCTTTAGATTGCTGCCTTGCGCTTTGGCTGATGCTCTGCCCTTAGCATTAAGACCACCAGCAGGATTCTTGCCTTCTGCTCGAGTCCAAGCAGGTGTTTTATAGTTTTTCATACGTCTCCTTTATTTTTTGTGCTATTGCTTTAACAACATTAACAGTAACGCTATTACCAAATTGTTTATACGCTTGCGTATCACTAACAGGTATTATAAAACTATCTGGATAACCTTGAAGTCTTGCACATTCTCTAGGTGTTAGCTTACGAGGGTTATTGTTTTCATTTTGTACTAAAATTTCTGAACCATCTTTATAATATCTTGCTGTTAAAGTGTTAGCATATACTGATTCATGATTTACCAAGCTATAACCAAAGCCATTGCCAATACTTTTATTAAATAGTTTATGAGCTTTGCAGCCTGCCCATTTTTTATTAGATAAAAAATATTTGCTATCGACTTTATTTTCTAAAATATCGCCTACACATGTTTTAATATTTAGAGGCTCTGGAAACACAAAAGAAGCTGTATTAGCTAGTGCAATAATAAACAATCTAGGTCTTAACTGTGGCACGCCAAAATCTTTTGACCTTAATACTTTATGATATACGGTGTAACCCAAGTCTTGTAACGTCTCTACTATAGTTTTAAATGTTTTACCTTTTTCGTGTGATAACAACCCCTGTACGTTTTCCAAAAAGAGTATTTTAGGTTTGTGGTGTTTGGCTATGCGAGCTATCTCAAAAAACATAGTACCTCTAGTATCTTCAAACCCTGCTCGGTTACCTGCTATAGAAAATGTTTGGCATGGAAACCCTGCACACAATACATCGTGCGGCGGTATATCGCTAGCCTCTATTTTAGTTATATCTCCTGCTGGAACTTCGCCAAAATTAGCTTTATAGGTTTGCTGAGCATATTTATCCCACTCACTGGAAAATACACATGTACTTCCTACGCTTTCCATGGCTAGCCTAAAGCCACCAATACCAGCAAACAAATCTATAAATTTCATACTCCCCTTAACAATTTGACTTATCTAAGTACCTAACTAATAAAGTACAAGCTATACCTAACACTGCCGTCGTTGCACTTCCAGCATAAGCTTTGGTTTTTGGTACGGCCTCTTGTAACTGCTCTTCTTTCTGTGAGTTTTGCCTTTGCAGCTGCTCTAATGCATTAGTCATCGCATTAAGTACAAGTGTAGACATACCCGGCTCTACAACTGGGCTAGTATTCATTTGTAGTTCTATTTGGTCAACCGCTGGATCTTGGCTTGGGCTAGCTGATTTAAATGCGGCAATGGCTTTAGATACAATTTGTTTTTTTGCTATAGGTGGTAATGGTGAACAGCTTTTTTGAAACAAGTCAGGCGTAGGCAAATCTTTGTAAAACTCAGGGTGAGCTTGGGCATATGCAATTTGTTTTTGCATGAGGTCGTTGATATCTACTCTGACCTCTTGTGCATATAACATGTTTACCGCTGTAGCGGCTTTTAAAATACGCTTTAATAACATAGAGACCCCTAGCACTTAAAAAAACTGTCTCTAATTTACTATATCTAACATATTATTACAGTGTTTTTACAATGCTAGGGATGCTTGGCACCCTAGCGGGGAATCGAACCCACGATTGCTGCCGTGAAAGGGCAATGTCCTCACCAATTAGACGACTAGGGCTTAACTTATTTGCGCTTCTTTTTAGAGACGCTGATGGCAATAGCAATCGCTTGCTTAGGTTTTTTTACAACTAGACCACCTTTACCAGAGTGTAACTCACCTTTTTTAAACTCGTCCATAACCTTAGCAATCTTCATCTTAGCCTTTGACTTACCATTGGCTTTCTTTTTAGACTTTGATTTACTGTGCTCCATGGCTTCAGAGTAACCAGCTTTTTTTTCAGCAGCTTCATGTTCTTTATGTTTTTTAGACATACGTTTAATCAACTTCTCATCTTCAGCGGCTTCGCGTTTAAACATAGCCTTATCGCTTTTTAAATGACGAATTACTTCTTTTTTCATAGCTCACCTGTAATTTCATCGTTAGGCAAAATTAACTTTTCAGCAAACCTACTAGCATTAAAGGTTTGATGGATAGCTTTTTCTGGTAGATTACTTATAGACATTTGATCTTCAAAGATCATTCTGCTATCTACCTTCTCTTGCTTACGTGGGTTTAGTTGATACGCCGACCCTATAGCCTGATAAAAGGCATCTTGCATATGTAATTTTTTTTTCATAATCATGTTCCTAAAAGCAGGGAGTTATTAGCCCCCTGCAATATTATTTAGCTCTAGCAGTATCTTGATAATCAATCAATTTATCACGCTTCTTTTGCTTGCGTGTTTGCTTGCTTGTCAAGTTACTTGGTTTACCTAAAATGTTATAAGCGATTTTAGTCGCCTTACTGTTTTGTCTTGGTGCTTGAGCCATAATAAAACCTAGTATTTTTCTGGGTAAGGCATGCCTGACTTACGTTTACCACCATGAACATCATCACGGATTTGTACATCAATTCCTTTGATATTGTCATTTAAGTTATATGAGTCATACGCACATGCTGGGTAAGCTTTCATAATTACGTTTTGTGGAAGGTTGGCGATAGCTGATTTGTCTTCAGAGATCATACCTGCATCTCTTGACTCCATCTCACGGCGTGATGTTTTGCCGCTGTAAAGATCTCTTGACTCCATGGACTTCATGCCATTGCCGTTACCGTTATGATATCTTTTTGCCATTATTGGACTCCTAAGAAATTGCTCTCTTGAGCAAGGTTTGCGCCTCTATCTTCAGAGGTTTTAATCATATTACTTGACTCTGTATCTTTTAAAAGCTTCTGCAAATTTAAAAGTCTTTCGAGCTGCATCAAGTCTATATTGTCTAGTTCTTTCAACGCTTTAACAAAGTTGAGTAAACCTTGTTGATCGTCCTTGCTAGCTTCAGCCATCCGCTCTTGAGCTTGTGCAAAGTTTTCTTGTATGCGTGATTGTCTCTCAGCTCCAAGTTGCAAGTTAGCTTGTGCTTGTGAATCTGCCAACCTGACTTGAGCCGCTTGGAACTCTGCCGCTGATTGTGTTTGAGCTTGCTGCGCTTGGCTTGATGCCTCTTGTTGTCTAACAGTATTTTCAATAATCTTGTTTTTGTTCTGCACTGTAGCAGCTTCTAGTAAGTCAATATCACTAATAGGCACACCAGCTTGTCTTAACTGTAGCATTTGTGCAAACTGCATTTGTTTTTGGGTAGAGGTGTTCAAACCTTCTTCAACAGCAACATCGTAAGTACCAAAGTTCTTGTTATAAAACTCTCGTGTTGGGTCTTCCTCAATAATACGTTTGATTTTGCCAGGCGTGTAGTTGAGCTGTATGAGGTCAATCATCTGTTTACCTAGTAACTTTTGACTCATATCTAGCTGGTCAAATAACGTTTGCAATGTGGTCAGCCCTGCACCTTGCCTTAGCATGCTTAAAACACCTGCCTTATCGTCGTTTGCGGATCCAAGCAGCTCTTCATTCACGCCGCTAATCTCTTGGATCTCACGGGCTAATATTTCGCTTAACTGAATCATGCTTGGTGGTATCTGTGGCGCTTCAATTTTTTGCACGTCTGACATTTGAGCATCACGCTTTAACGCTAAGCCTCGGCCTTGTCCAGTCAAAAAAACGTCAGCAGGGTTTACAAGCGCGTTTTCTTTGTAAATAAAGCCAGAGTTTATTTGAGATTCTAAGATGTCCAGCTCGGCTACTTTGCGCCTATTGTATAAGAATTGTGCATCCCTGAGCCCTCTAACTACGCCTTGGATTCTGTTAACATAGTCTGGCTGTTGTGGGTGGTAGTAACCTAAAACGGGTACAAATGGGTAATAGTCGCTGCCTGTTGGGTTGTAGTCGTTGTAAAATACTTTGCCTTGCACCACAATAGCTAACTTTACGCTTGGCACTTCTTGCTCAATAACGGTAACACTTGGATAGGTCTGCAAGAATAGTTTTAATGCGTCTTCATCGTTAGACTTCCATTCAAACGTCTCACCGCTTTGCGTATCTACCAGCATCTTTTGATGTCTGAAGTCTCTGTAGTAGAACTGATCATAGGTCAACAAATTCTTCATAGTATAGTTATATGACTCTGGCATAAACTGGAACTTAGCATCACGTGACCCGCCGTATGGGTTACCAATCATGGTCGATATTTCGTCCGCATGGTCAGGCAATAACGATAACACTTCTTTTTTGGTTAGATAGGTACGCTTCCAAATACCATTACAGTCGCTTAAGTCGTGCTTTCTAAAAAACGGGTCTATTAAAAACTCGTTGTAAGAGCAGTTGTTTACCTTAATCTGTCCTGCGATTGGGTCTTTGCGGTAATCAACGTATAAATGTAACAGATTCATGCCTGTAACTAATGCACCTTCAAACGCCTCGCTAATAGTCTCAAGTATATTCTCTTGACGACAGTTCCACATTAAGACTTTGGTTAATTGATCTGCCGTCTGGTTGTCTGAACTCTCGACAGGCACGGCTATAATAGACTTTCTAGAGCGTCTCTGATGGCCAGAAATCATATTAACTACACGCCTTATACGGTTAAAATTAAACGTTCTTCGACGGTTCGCTGGTAGATTTCCGTATAATCCTAGGTCACCATAAACAGATTGATCACCACTAAAGAAGCGGGTGTCGATGGAACCTTCTCCCCAGAAATTCTGGTTAATCGTAATGGATTCAGCATAGAAAGCTTCCATGCGTTTAAGAATGTCTTTATCATCCTCTTGGTAATACTCAGGCGCTAATTGCGGAAAAAGCATTGGCATAACTCCTTTAAATTTGTTACTAATTTATAGTACTGTAGCAAATTTACTAGAAAGGTGTGCTATGACAAATGTATTATTGTTTTTGGTGTGGGTATATGCGTTCTGTTACATACTCCGCAAAGCAAATACCCCCAAGTCAGGCAATTGACTCAGGGGACTGTTAACTATCTTAGTATGACGCATGAATTAAAATACGCTGCCTGAAAGAAATTAGCTAAGTATGCACTTATTAAATACGGATTAAAAGGCTTGCTGTTAGTTACTTCGATGTAAACGTCTGCGCCTTTGATATGTATTGATATTGTCGCGTCATCATTAAACAAACATGCTTTGAAGCCATCATTTAATTTAGCGTGACTGATGTTGTCAAACCGTTTACAGTTCAATAGGCTAGGCAAAAACGTCTTAGCAAGCTTCTTTAGACATGGGCTAAACTGTTTACATCCTACAAGGTTAATCGTGCAACTGAGAGCATGTGCGTTGTTATTTTCAAGTATGCCCTCTATAACGCCCACATGCTGCTCTGTGCTTGTTAGGTATACATTGTTTGTGCCTAACAACAGACTACTACATAATAATATTAGTTTTTTCATGACACTTTCCGTTTTTGTAAAATGTGATTAAATTGACTGTGTTTTGTTTTCATTGATGAATACCCTTCGCGTTTCGTTATCTGTTTAAGGCTCTCTATATCTCCCCATAGAGAGCCTGTCTACTTAAAAAAGACGTCTCATTTATACTGCTACTAACTAAAACAGACGGATGTTATATCGTTGCTATATTAATTCGGAGGCTTTGTAAAGGCGCTTTTAAAATTATTTTCGCCTCCAAAGCGCCTTCAAATTATAAGCTGCTAGACGGCATAAATAATATATCGAGGCCACATGCGCCTCAAAAGCGCCGTCAATTCCGCGCGGCGCCGCTCTTCAATTAGCTCCCTTTTCAGTAAGTAACTTAATAATATCTTTATGACTGCCGTTAATCTTGGCCCACTGTAATGCATTAAGATTGTGATTATTACGTACGGTTAGATCTGCATTCTTATCTAGTAACAATTGACACAGGTCTTTACGGTCTTTTAATACCGCATACATTAACAGGGTGTTACCCATAAAGCCAAACTTTTGATTTACTGCTAACTCTTTGCGGTCTATTAGCTCCTCCACCTCACCAATGCTTTTACCTAAAAAGGCATCTACTACATGCGGGGCTTCTTCCGCTATAAATGGCGCGCCGTCGTGGTCTCTTGGTACTTGCCAGATTAGAGAGCCTCTCAAGCTTGTAGCACTACGGCAAAGGCTTTGTTCATTTGTCGGCCATGCGCTTACTCCATCTTCATCTACACAGGCCACAAAAGGGCAAGCCATACTAAACATATACGTCGGTGATGGTTTACCTTTTGGCGGTGGTGGAGTTTCACTCGGTTTAATAATGCTAAATAGTAATAGTATGTGTAATTTATTCATGTGTAAATTTTATATGTATTTGGGGTGATAATTCTGTTTTAATTGATTCCAATAAGCTTGCATCTGTAACGATGTGGCTTAAATACTGTACGCTATAATCAGCTATGCATTTGACTACATAAGCCGACGGCGTTTCAAGCTTGCTACGCATAAAGTCTTGATAGATTTCAAGTAGGTCTTTTTTGCGTAAAATGCTGTAAAGGTCTGGAGGCATATTGAAAGTGTATATAACTTGTAAATTCTTGATTGGCTTAGACTCAAGTATTGTCATGGGCTGAAACGCTGATAATTGTTCAGCTATCGCCTTAGTCTTGGCCTCTCTGCGTTCTTTATACTGAGTATTGTAACACTCTCGGCATGATGTCTTATACTTCAAAATACCAGTTTTGCTAAATCCGTTTGCTACCGCGTTGTCAGACGTTAATTGATCCTGACATCTCATGCATACTAAAATCATTACTACTACCCTTTTTTATGCGTATATACGTTAACTTCCTTGCTATAGCCTTATCGTTTAACGATAATATTAACCATTTACCCTAAGTAACCATAAAGGCAGTGGGTAATGCTTACTTGCTAATCTGTTAACTATTTGTTTTGTTGTCATAACTATCCTTGGAACAGGTATGCTCAATAATCTTTTACTAAAGCTTTGCTGTACTGGCGATGGTAAAATATTAGTAGTCGTAATTGACATATTTTTTCCTTTGTTAGTAATAATCTTGATTGTCATAATTATCTTCGTGTGTATCTAAATCATGTAGGCCAAATAAAATCAACAACAATGCAAACCCTGGGAACAAACAAAATGATATCCCTATCATTACTAATGCAAATAACCAAGGTAATACTATACCGATTATTCTGTTTAACATGTTTGTCCCCTGACAAAGCGCATAGCTGCTAGTTCAATTGCTGCCATAAAACTTTTATCACTGCACTCAAAATAAATTTGATTGTTGCGTTCTCTGACACACATGCCATCTTGTAAAACCTTGAAAACTAGTTCGGCTACTCTGACTTCGTTAATAAAAACAGTTGCATGAACCTTATCTTCTATATAATCAAATCTTACTTTTCTAAATTCCATAATCTTACTTTCTATTAATTAACGTGTATTAACATTATGGCACAGATATAAACACTTGTCAACACTTTTACAGCTCTTCTTTACACTCATTAATCAACTTACCCACCGCCTTGGTCAATTCATGCTCTGGCAACTTGTCTTGCCCCGCCTTAACTACTAGATCCGACGAACGAACTTCATTGATAATGACATTTATGCGGTTATCATCTATAGGGTTTTTATTATGCAAAGATGCTTTCCACTCCATCAAAGCTTTATATTCGGGGCAATATTTGGGTTGCATAGCCAAAAAAACACCAGCATTAAGTTTATTCTTTAGCGCTAGCTTTTCACGCTTGAGCGCTATAAGCTCTTTGGCTGTCTCAAGTGCATCACCAGCTAATTCCCACTTCTGGCACCACGCATAGAATGTTTTACTGTTGACTCCCTTGCTTAAAAAGAACTCTTGTATCGATAAACACCCATCATCATCAGCACAACTTTTCACCATGTCACTAAAAAATTGTTCTATAAACCGTTCTGTTACTGGCCGAAACGAAAAATCAAAACAGTTTCGATAATCTTCCTGCCATTTAGTTAAAGGCCTTGTTTTAGTGTCCTCGTTGTATGCCTTGTAGTTAGTCTTTTTCTTGGTCATCGCTATCTCTATGAGTCTCACAATCAAACTTTAAACAACTGTACTTATCTTTACTACAAGTTTTTTTGATGTCTACTCGTCCAATCGTGCGCTCAGGGACTTCAAACAAGTTAAATTTGATCTTGCCTAAGTTGTCGCTCTGTAAGCTGTTAATGGAGAATTTGACTACGCTGAACCCGATGAGGTTTTTACCACCACCCATAATTATGCTCCGCACACCACCTATAAAATAGCTACTAGCTATCTCGATATATGGCTCGGCGCAATGGTAGACGCTTTTTATGCTGTTTTGGTAGCAGGGTATAAACATAGCAATTTCACAAAATAAAGCCCGTTTTAACATAGATGGATTCTTGGCCATAATCTCTTCTTTAACGTTTTCTAATGCTACATTAAACGCAATTCGCTCACTATCTCTTGCATTTACAAGTACCTTAGCTCTAGCTTGGTGTGAATATCCGCTAGCATGCATACACATCGGGGATATATTGATAGTGTGTTCAAATTCAAAGCCGTCTTCATAAATTTTCATTGACTAACCCTTTTTTAAATACCTCTCGCTCAGCAGCATCGGAAATTTTGCTGTATGTGTCAATAATTTCGGGCGTAGGCATAATTTTCTTAGTAAAGCAGTATAAAGCGATCTCAGCTGCTCTTGTATCGTGTGGCGTATCGTTTTTGTTTGTTTTTGACGTATTACCCATAACCCCAAAAGGACGGCTTGCCATATATTCTTGAGTTTTGCGTAATCTCTGCTCACCGCGTTTTTTGCTAATATATGCAATAGCCCGCTTGGTGGCTTGTTCAACAACTCTATAATCAACCTCATCACGTTTAAGGTGTTTGCACAATATGGTATTCACCTGACTACGTAATTGGTTTTCTGTAGTGGCTGGCGTGATTGTTAAGGCTAACTCCTCTAAAACATGGTTGATTGTTGCTTCGCTCATCTCCCCTCCCCCTCCTTTTTTTATAAAAGGGATGTTGAATGACTTAGCATAACCAAAGCTGTCCGCCTTTGTCATACTACTTACAATATTTAGAGTCTTATTTATATATATATTACTATAAAGTTTAGTGTCTGTGTGTACAGGTTTTGTAAAGGATAGAAGCTGCAAAAATGCTGTGATTAACATCATAGTTTTTTTGATTGACGCAGGTTTTAAATGCACTTGAAAAAAGTTAGGAGCATATTTGTTTTTACGGCCGTTTGTGTTCTTACATTTATAACGTTTTACCCAGCCCAACTCTTCAAAATAGTTTAGTGCTAGATATACTGTTCGAATACATACCCCAGCACGCTCTGCTATTGTAGATATTTTTAAAGACAGCCAAATTTTATCAGACTCTTGCAGATATGCTCGCGGGCTTGTAGCTTGTGAGTTTTTAACATTATCCATTAACACAAGTATGACACCAAGAACCTTTTTAAAAGATGGTCTCATGTTGTTAGCAGTATAATTATCAGCTTCTATACATTGTTCAGCTACAGAAAATGCATAATCTTCCTTGCCTTTTTCGTATAACTGCTTTTGCTTACTACCTCTAGGCTTAGAAGTAGTTGATTTGTGTGTCTCTTTGTGGTAATCTTTATTTATATTAGATGAAAGTAATTCAGCTAGACTTTTAATCATATTTAAAAACTCCTTTTTTAGGTATGAAAGTTTTATTAGATGAAAGTAATTCAGCTAGATTTTTTAAAAAAAATTGAGCTTGAGCTAGATTTTTAATCATGTTTAAAACTCCTAAGTTTAGTAGAGGTTGCTGTTCCCGAATACCGTGGTAAGTTAGAGGGATAAAAAATTTATTGGCACTAGTTTAGCATAAAAACTTTACTAGTGCCATAATTTGTTTAATCAGGTTTTTCACACCTGCAAAAATACTTTACGTCATATATCCGTTTACGCGGTCTTGTTATGTGAGTTA